TCCTGAAAGTTTCTGGCTCAAGAACCGTAAGCCTGCATTCCCTTGGGATGAACAGACTTTCTTGGATGCGTTGGACAATTACTATTTTGTCCCGCAAGCCGACCCCAACACCGCCAGCCAGACACAGCGTCTGATGAAGGTGCTGGCCTTGAAGCAGTTGGTTGCGACAAATCCTGCGCTGTATGACCCGATTGCGGTCGATGCGGCTGCGCTGCAAGCCCTTGGCTGGTCAAACCCGCAACAGTTTATGATCCCGGCATCTGCACAGGGCAAGCCGCCCCCAGAGATGATGAAGATGATGTCGGAAGCTCAGAACGAGAAGACAATTGCCGACGCTCGTATGCTGGACAGCCAGACCCGCGCTCAAGAGTCTCAGTTGAAGATGCAGCTTGAGTTTGCCCGGTTGCAAGCTGAGCAAGCTAAAAGTAGCGGGCAAGACCCAATGAAAATGGCTGAGCTTCAGGTCCAACAGAATGAGATCAATCAGCGTCAGCAGGACGCCCTGATCGACGCTGTGAATCGGAAGCGTGACAGAGAAAGCCGTGAGCGTCTTGCCGCTGTTAAGTTGGCGGAAGAACTTATCCGTAATCCCCAAGGTCTGGGCATTGTGGGGAATGTCCTTGATCAAGGAATGATTGATCGACTTGAAACCAACGAGCCAACGCTTGATGGAACCCAGACCGGAGAACTGTAATGGCTATGTCGCCGGAAGCTCAACAAGTTTATGACTCCGTTATTGAGAACAACGGAACGCATGAACAGGCAATGGCTAGGGTTTTGCGGGCTTTTCCCCGTGAAATGATGACCGCGCTTCCTGCGCCCGCGCCCGGTTTGCTCCGTGGCGTTGCTGGTGCGGCAGCCAGCCCCCGTTTCCAGCCTGCTACGCCCCGGTTTCAGCCAGCAGCTCCGCGATTTACGCCACCTCCTCCGCGCTTTGCCCCCGGCACAGCCGCCACAACGCCTGCGGGTGCGCCACCTACGCTATATGCCGCCCCTGCCGCAGCAGCCCCGCGCTACCCCGGTTCTCCAGCTCCTTCGACTGGTGGATCAGGAATGACGCCTGCTGAATTTGCGTCAGGAGTTGGCCTTAGTGGCCTTGTCGCTCTTCCTGCCGCCTATATGACTGTGCCTGATCGCAAAGGTCAGTTAACCAGAATGCAGGCAATTGACGATGCGGATAGGCGCAACGATGCCCAGCTTGCGGCAATTTTAGCTGCGCGTGGCAGGCAAGACATTGATGATCTTGACCGGGCAAATGATGTTCGTGCGGCTGCCGCAAGCAGAATGCAGGCAGTTGATGATGCTGACAGACTAAATGATGCTCGAATGATTGCCGCTAGGAGAATGCAGGCAATTGATGATCGTGATCGTTTGGCCGACGCACGTGCTATGTCATCTCGCCAAAACACACCCGGCGACCGTGCAGTGCAGCAAGCCCGTGAGGTAGCTCAACGCCCCCGCGAGGAAGAGCAAAGCCGGGTCAGTCAGTTGTTCAACACCATCTTCTCCGGCAAAGACTACCAAAGTTCTGGTGGTGATCTTATGCAACGAGATAGAAGTGGGACAAACGTGGTGAATTGGGGCAGCTCTGAAAGCCCATCTGACTTCTTCCGTGCGTCTGCGGCTGCCCAAAAACTGCGGGAAGCTGGCAAGGACTTCACTGGCGCGTCTGGCTCTGACATTGATTATCAAAACCGTATGGAGCCAGCAGGCGGCAAAGCCGGTGGTGGCGCTGTAGATACCAAGCCCAGCAAGGAAGCCATGCTCCACAAGGCCCTTGAGATCATCCACCACATGATCCGCCGGTAAGAGGTTGCCATGGTTAAGCTTTTGCGTGATTTCTTAAAAAGGCCGGGCATGGCACTATTGCCAAGAAAACACTTATGCTAGTGTCATCAAAGGCTAAGCGCCAACGGGGACGCCCGTAATCCTAGTGCTAGGAGTTGTCATGTCTGAAATGGCGAAACAGGCCCGTGCGGCCATGAAAGCTAAGGCCAAGAGCCTTGCGACCGCCGACCCCCACCAGAAGGTCGATTCTTCCACTTGGACACCCCCTGAGCCGCTGAATGCGGACATTAAAACGGGTATGCGCCCTATTTCTCGCCGGGCATTTAAGTCTGGCGGCAAGGTTCAGGGTGCTGCGGCGGCTGCCAACATGGGCAAGTCTGTTCGGTCTGGCAACAAGCCCATGACCGCTGATTCCATGGCAAACAAGGACATGAAGTCTGCCAATGATGACCGTGCTGGCGTTAAGCATGTTGGCGCGTTGAAGTCTGGTGGACGGGCCAAGAAGTTTCTTGGTGGCCCCATGATGGGCGGCGCTATGATGAACCCCATGGCTAATGCCCTGTCTCGCGATGGTGGGCAGGACAGCGGTGTGCCAATGGCCCCGGCTATGACCGCTGGCCCGAACGTCTCTAGAGATGCCATGGATTTTGGTTCTGGCGCTCGCGGTTCGCCCTACAAGAAGGGCGGCAAAGTTGCCCATGAGGATATTGCTGCCGACAAGGCGCTCATCAAGAAGATGGTGAAACCCTCTGCCCGTACCGGCAAGTTGGGCGGCGGCACTGCTGGCGTTCTTGGCGGTGGTCTTGCGGGCATTCTTGCCGATGAAATGTCAAAGGACGACGAAAAAAAACATGGCGGTCGCGCCAAGCGTAAAGATGGTGGCGGTGTATTCACTGGCCCCGGCTATCCCGGCAAGGTTCCCGGCGTAGTGCCCGGTGGCCGTGAGGCTCACGCCCGTGGGGGCAAAGCTCGCGGCAAGTCCAAGATCAACATCAACATCATTTCCGGCAAGCCTGCTGGAATGGGTGACATGATGGGTGGTGGCATGGGTGGCCCTACGCCTCCTCCTCCGGGCATGGCTGGTGCGCCTGCTGGCGGCAGGCCCATTCCTGTCCCGCCCGCTCCCGGTGGTGGTGCTCCGGCACCGGCCCCAATGCCAATTCCTTATCCCGTGCCTATGGGTGGCGCTGGCGGGCCTCCTCCTATGCCTCGTAAGGCTGGTGGCCGCACGTACCGTTCCTACAAGGACATGGACGCTGGCGCTGGCAGTGGCGTAGGACGCTTGGAAAAGACTGAGATCGCTGAGCACAAGCGTGGTGAGCGCAAGGCTGGCGGTCGCACTTATCGGTCTTACAAGGACATGGATGCGGGCGCTGGTAGCGGTCTTGGCCGGTTGGAAAAGACTGAGATACAGGCGCACAAGTCGTAATTTACGAGCCAGCCCACACTGGCACGTAGATTGGGGTGGGAGCGTGACCCCCTTCAGGCTCCCACCCGACCACATCAAGGGGAACTGCTAAGGGGGCAGTTATGGCAGCTACTACGTATTCTACGTACTATCAGTATGAGTTGAGTAAGCTTCTCAAAGAGGAAATTGACAGGCTTACTGGAAATTTAACCTCAGAATATGAGTTGGTTAGTGACTATGCGTCCTACCGTTACCATATAGGTCAGATCAAAGGGCTTCGCAGAGCATTAGAGCTTTGTGATGAGGCGGAAGCTGTTGCGAACAGCAGAGAGTGAGAAGGGGGACTAAAAATGCCGCATATGGAAATGGAACACGAAAACGATCCGGCTACCGCTTTGAAAAAGCAGGCTGGTGACATTTCAAAGGTTGAGGTGTTCAACAATCAGCTACTCGTGGCAGTGTATGTTAGGCCGCAAAAGACCAAGAGTGGCATCTATCTGACAGACAAAACTACTGAAGAGGATCGGTATCAGTCCAAGATTGGTCTGGTGCTGAAGATGGGCGCGTCTGCGTTCAATGACAAATCCGGCGAATGGTTCAAGGGAGTGAAGATTAATCCGGGCGACTGGATCATTTTCCGTCCCTCAGAAGGTTGGAGCGTTACGGTCAACGGCCAACTTTGCCGGATGATTGACGATATTAACGTCAAGGGTCGCGTCGATAACCCCGACCGTGTTTGGTAATAGGAGAAAACTATGGCTGAAGCAGATGAGCAAATGGAATTTGTCTTAGACGATGCCCCAAAGGTTGAAGCTAAGCAGGAAGAGCCTGTCATTGAGATTGTAGATGACCCTAATCAGCCCGTAGAGGCTAAGGAAGAGGTAAAAAGCTCTCAAG